AGATTTAGTTATAACTGACATGGTGAACTATGCTGGATCAACACTTGAAGAATCATCAATATACGCGAAAGTTTATCAATAATGAATTTTATAGAATTTATATCAGAACAAAAAAATACTCATATGACTCATATCGAAGACAAAGTTCTTTATGGCGGAGTCGATGGAACAAGACAAGCAATACTTGCTTTACGCTCATTAAGAGATATGTTAGGAGGTGTGAAAGATGGAAACGTCAGTGTCAAGTGGGACGGAGCTCCAGCTATTTTTTGCGGTAATGATCCTCGTGATGGTAAATTTTTTGTTGCTAAAAAAGGAATATTCAACGCCACCCCAAAAGTATACAAGACTGACGCTGACGTTGATGCTGATACTAGCGGTGATCTTAGTATAAAACTAAAAGCTGCTTTAAAATATTTACCTGAACTTGGCATCAAAGGTGTAATACAAGGTGATTTTTTATTTGACAGTAGTGATGTAAAAACAAAGAAAATTAAAGGAAAACCTTACGTAACTTTTCACCCTAACACAATTGTTTATGCGATACCTTCTGGCACTGAAGCTGCTAAAAAAGTTAGAAGTGCAAAGATTGGAATAGTCTGGCATACTACATATAATGGTAATAGTTTTGAAACGATGAAAGCTTCTTATGGAGTAGATACAAGTAAGTTTCGAAATAGTAAAAATGTCTGGTCACAAGATGCAATGTTGAGAGATATGACTCAGTTCACTATGACTAAAAAAGATACGGAGGAAGTTAATGCACATCTTAGTAATGCTGGCAGGATATTTAATAAAATTTCTGGTACTACCTTACGTGCTCTCGAAGCTAATCAAGACCTTGCTCAAACTATTGAAACTTTTAATAATACATATGTACGAAAAGGCCAAGTCATTGGTAACACCAAAACCCACGTTGAAAAATTAATTAGGTACATACAACAAAAGTTTCAAAAAGAGATAGATAAGAGAAAAACAGAAAAAGGTAAAGCTGGACAACAAAAAAAGTTAGACGAATTATTAAAATTTTTTTCATCTAAAAATAAAATAAGTTTAATAATGATGTTTGAAATGCAAAAAGTTATCGTTCTAGCGAAGTTAAAACTTATAAATATACTTAATAAGTTAAATAATGCAAAAACGTTCTTAAAGACAAGAAATGGTTATAAGACCACAGGTCAAGAAGGATACGTTGCTATTGATAAACTTGGTGGTGATGCAGTGAAAATTGTAGACCGTATGGAGTTCTCATACGCAAACTTTTCACCAGATATATTAAAAGGATGGGACAAACCAGGGAGGAACTGACATGACCCAAATGAAATCTTTTTTCGACTTAGTTAATGAACTATCCATGAAGTCGGATAAGAAACTTCCAAATCTAAAATTACCAGTCAAAGGTAAAAAAGGCACTAGCAAATTCATGAGAATGAAGGTACATAGTCAACCTTATAGTTCTGACTATAAGAAAGCCATGAATGCTGGTTTTAAAACTGATGCTAATCGCAAGGCAGCATTCGCAAAGATGAATGATGCAGTACAAAGCGCTGATAGAAAACCAGAAAAATATATTAAGCCTGACGGTAAAATCGGAATAAGAATGGTCAAGGTTGATAAAGAAGTTATCAAGAAAGAATCCATAGACAATCATCCAAAGGTTAAGGCAGCTCGTAAAGCACATGCCGCAGGTACGTGGGACGGCAACGTAGATAAAGAAGGTGAAGCTGTAGTACATATCAATGGTAAACCATACACAGTTACTAACAGGTACAGTCCAAAGAAACAATCTAATCCTGATAGATTTAAACCTTTTAAAAAGAAAACAAATGAAGCTATCAAACATACTCATGCTGTAGTAGATCCTGCAGGTAAAGTTGCTGGTATGACATCAAACGAAAGAGATGCAAAAGATATTGCTCGTAGACATAAAGGTAAAGTGATAAAACTTAAAAAGCCAATGTCACCAAACAAAGGCGACATGATGATTAATCGTCCTTTTAAAGAAGCTATCAATCATGATGACGCACATCGTGATGCTCAACAATATTCAGACGGAAGTATGAGTGTTAAGAAAATTCCAAGTATGATTAAAAAGTCAGGTGATAAACATCTACACCTACACATGAAGAGTTATCACAAAGAGAAAGATGGACAAGACTTTGCAAAGAAGCATGGTTATAAAGTAAAGAATTACGTTAAGACTCCATCAGGAACTAGAATGGATATTCATAAAGAATCAGTTGATGAAGCAGTAAAGAATTTATCTGCTGCAGACCAAGTTAAAGCCGCATTAAAGATAATTAGAGATAAAAGATTTAACATGAGATCTCAGATCGATAAGAAGACAGCTATTCAAAAGATTTCAAAAGATCTCTTAAAAGATCCTAAAGTTAAAAAAGAAATGGACAAGATCTACGAAGAGGCAGTTGAAGAAGCTAAGACATTTAAATACTTTGATACTAAAGACGATGCACATGCGCACGCAAAAAAACATGGCGGTAAGGTATTTGTAAATACTGGAAAAGGTGCAACCAAAGTAAAAGGTAAACCAGTCAATACTCATGTAGTAATTAAGAAAGAAGAAGTCGATGAGGCTTTAACGTTACAACAAAGAATGAAACGTGGTCGTTTAATGAAACGACTTAAAGCAAGAATTAAAATAGGTCGAGATAGAGCCAGAAGAAAAATGGCAAATAAGAAGACTCTTGAAAAAAGAGCAATGAGACAAGCTCGTAATCAAATTGCAAAGAAGTTAACAAGAGGAATACCAAAAAGAGAACTTACATTTGCAAGAAAACAAGAGATTGAAAAAAGACTTGATAAGCCTGCTTTAAAAAGCAGAATTCAAAGAATAGCAAAACGTATATTTAAAGACGTTAGAAAAGCAGAAGTACAAAGAAAGAAAGGTTAATGATAAATTCATTTAAATCATTTTTGATAGAGGAAGAACGTACTGTATTCTTTACGTTCGGTAGAATGAATCCTCCAACTGTTGGTCATGAAAAATTAATGAATGAATTGGCCAAAAAATCTGGTAAGAACTCATATAGAGTTTACTTATCACAAAGCGTGGACGAAAAAAAGAATCCACTTGATTTTAAATTTAAAGTTAAAACTGTTCGCAAGTTTTTTCCAAAGCATGCAAGACAAGTAATGCTAGATAGAAAAGTAAAAAACGTATTTGATGCAGTAACTGAAATTTATAATGATGGTTACAAAAACGTTACAATGGTAGTAGGTTCAGATAGAGTGAATGAGTTCAAGACTCTTCTGAATAAATATAATGGCAAAAAAGGAAGGCACGGACTTTACAATTTTAGTAAAATTAACGTGGTGTCAGCTGGGGAGAGGGACCCTGATGCTGATGATGTCTCAGGAATGTCAGCTTCAAAAATGAGAAAGATTGCAAGCGAAGGTAACTTTACACAATTTTCTCAGGGTTTACCAAAAAATGTATCAAATTCAGATGCTAAAAAAGTTTATAACCAAGTGCGAAAAGGCATGGGATTGAAAGAACAAAAAGAATACTACAATAAACTTAACCTCGACCCCGTATCAGAAACAAGGGAGGAATATGTTAAGGGAAATCTGTATAGTATTGGTGATAGTGTTGCTGTCTTGGGTACTGACGAATTGGGTCGTATTACCAAGCTTGGAAGCAATTATGTCATCATTGAGTCAGGTGATAAACTTTATCGTAAGTGGCTCGATGCTATCGAATTAGTCGAAAAAGATTTTACTGATAGAGTAAGACAAGACAAAGACATTAAAGATAAAAAAGGCTCACAGCCTGCACCTTATTACAAAGGTCTAGAGAAAGCTACTAAGAAGAAGAGGTTAGCACACTTTAGAAAACATGCAAAGATGGATGATGATAATCCTGCTGCTTACAAGAAAGCACCGGGTGATGCGAAAGCAAAAACTAAACCAAGCAAACACACACTCAAGTATCGTAAGATGTTTGGTGAAGATGCAGTTGAATTAGCTAAGAAAAAAATTGAACGCGAAAAGATGGTCGATAAAATGAAACATGCTCGAATGTTGGATCGCGCAAAGGTTAGAAAAATAAAAAACAGGAGTAAACAAGATGCTTAAATTTTCATCTTACACAGAAGCTTTCGATGAATTACTCGAGAATGAAGGCTTGAAAAAGAAAGCAGCAAAGTCTGGTATATCTTATGGTACGTTAAAAAAGGTATATAATAGAGGTATGGCTGCTTGGAGAACTGGTCACAGGCCGGGTACCACACCACAGCAATGGGGTATGGCAAGAGTAAATTCATATATCACGAAAGGCAAGGGTACTTACTATGGTGCTGATTCTGATCTAAGTGGTAAAGGCAAGAAGAAAAAGAATGAAGCTAAAACTACTGATGCTGAAAGAGCAGCTATAGATGCTTTTATTAAAAAAGGTAAAATGAAAAAATTAAAGCCAGGGTACGCACAAGGTTATCACGGTAAGTCTGATCCAGCAGCCGGTATGAAAGGCATGATGGATAAAGGTGATACTAGAGCAATAGGTACTCGTAAAAAGGTAGGGAGTATGAAATGAGTTTAAGAGAAGCCATTAATGAAGTACTACAACCTCAAAAGATTGAAGAAGGTGAAGATGTGTATGATAAGTTTGGTATACAAATTACCAAGACTCGTCTTAAAGGCGGTATAGGTTATCAAATCAATTATGGTGAAAGAGGTAGATATATTCAAGTTCTTTCAAAGGATATGAATAATCTTATGAAAGCCATGCAAACAGCAATGAAAGCAAAGTAGGGGACAGTGATGAGAGATTTCTTTGAATTAAGAAAACAAATGAATGAAGATCAGTTTGGAACTTTCTTTATAAAGTTTGAAGGAATTAAGAATCCTAGTAAAGTCGACACGGCTTATGAACGAGCAACTCAATATACCTTTGGTGCGTTGATGGGAGATGCTGATATTGAAATGGACGGTGAACCAGAATTTGCAGGTAATGTATTGAAAGTTTATGCTGATAAGAG